GCAGTTGGTACTCAACCATTCTTCTTAACAACAAGCGATGAGACTCCTTACCGCCGTCAGACAGCACAGTACCGCAAACAACAGATTGACCAGAGCACCGAGCCTGGTGAGCAGTCTATTACTGGTTGGTGGGTTCGTGCTCAGTCATCTTTCCATAATGGTACAGGTATTAAGTTCTTTGACCCATCTGCTGGTGAATTGGTGTCATACCGTTTTGCTGACAGCAAGGGTGTAGACGTTTGGACTAAAGGACAAACAACACTACTCAAGAATACAACTGCTGGTCATGCGATGACTGGACCTATTGCGTCTAATGGTGTTGTTCAACAACATGTTCGCTCTATTAAATGGAGCACCTTTACTGGTGCGCTAGTACATGATGAGTACGATGTGGATAAGATTAAAGTAACAGACCCATCTAATCCAGTTCACTTTATTGACTACAATGCTGGTACTGATTCACCTGTGTATGCTATTTGTGATGACGGAACTTTTGCTTACTGGATTACCAATACCTCTACTAAAAAGACTGTCTACAAAAAAGATTTAACTTTAACTTCATCAGATGCTAATACAAAAATGTTTGATGAAATTGGCGCAATATCAAATGCTACTATGGAGTATGTAAAAGATAGAATTGTTTTGTGCGCTGATAATAAAGTATATGAATTCGCCGTATCAGCAACAGCAATGCCAACTGCTGTATATACTAACCCAACTTCAACTCACGTATATACATCTGTTGCTGCATCGGGTCCTGCAATTTATATTGCTGGTTACAATGGCAGCCAGTCAACCATTCAGAAGTTTACTCTTAACACATCAGGCGTAATGCCAACACTAACATCAGCAATTACTGCAGCAGAACTTCCAGTTGGTGAAATTGTACATAAGATTTATTACTACCTTGGCTATATGATGATTGGTACAAACAAGGGTATCCGCGTTGCTGCTGTATCTGACCAGGATGGTTCGATTAACTATGGACCACTAATTGTTGAAACATCACAGCCATGTTATGACTTCGCAGCACGCGATAAGTTCGTATGGTGTGCTACATCTGTCGATGGCAATCCTGGACTTATCCGTATTGACCTAGGTTCTGAGATAGAAACACTACGCTTTGCCTATGCTAATGACATCTATTACGCTGGAGTAACTGGGCACGTAACAACTGCTGTCTGCTTTGATGGCAACACTGACCCAACCAGTGCCGACAGACTTATGTTCACTACTGCTTATGCTTCCTCTACGAATGGAGCAATCTATGTAGAAGATGCATCAACACTAATGTCTTCTGGTTATGTAACGACTGGAAAGATTCGTTACGGAACGTTAGAAAGCAAGGTCTTTAAGAACTTAAAGGCTCGCATTAACAATGCTTATGGCGGATTAACTATTGAATCAATTGATACTGCTGACTCAGCCTATACAATTGGTAACTTTGCCGAAGGAGACTTTACTCCAGAAGTGAACGTGTCCTACCCTGTAGGACCACAAGAATATATGTCATTTAAGTTTACACTTAAGCGTTTCAGTACAGATTCCACTAAGGGTCCAACCTTTAATGGTTATCAACTAAAGTCATTGCCTGCTATACCGCGTCAGCGCTTAATCACATACCCATTGGCTTGCTATGACCATGAGACGGACTCTCTTGGAGTACAGGTTGGTCACGAAGGTGCAGCGTATGAGAAATTATTAATACTAGAAGCAACAGAAAATGCTGGCGATACTATCCGCGTTGAAGACTTTAGAACTGGAGAATCCTTCTTGGGTCTAATCGAGGAAATGCAATTCGTCAACAGAACTCCATCAGATAAGCGCTTTACTGGCTTTGGTGGAATATTACTACTAACCATCAGAACCATCTAACTCTCAGGAGCGCAACATGACCGTAGCCAATTGGGCTTCACTAGCCGTAGCAATCATCGCAATTATCTCCGCCTTTGGTGGAGCAGTAAGATGGTTGGTTAAGCATTACCTCTATGAACTAAAGCCCAATGGAGGGTCAAGTCTCAAAGATTCAGTCAAGCGTTTGGAAGAACGCATTGACGATTTGTACAAATTGATAGCAGAGAAATGAGTAACAATGATTGCAAAGAAAGCAACACCTGCTGCAATAGCAGTGTTACGCCAAGCAACGGCACTGAAACCACAGCGCATGAAAGCCAGCGATGGACTCCTGCCATCTGCTGCTCATCAGGTACAGAATCCCAAGTCTGACCATAATACAGGTTATGCGGTAGACCTTACACACGACCCTAAGTTTGGCATTGACTGCGCCGAAGTATTCGAAAGATTACAGGCTGACAAGCGAGTCAAGTATCTAATCTTTAAGGGTCGTATCTGGACACCAGAGCAGGGTAACCATGCCTACACTGGTAGCAATAAGCACCTCAAGCATTTGCATATCTCTATCAAGGATAAATGTGGAAAAGACACTTCCCCTTGGTTTCCTTGGTTAGGTAAGCCAACAGTAGTAAATAAAGTAAAGGCTAAACTCCCAAAACCTCTACCAAAGAAAGAAGAAAAATGAAGAACTTAATCTCACCTGCTAAAGTAGCACTACTTAAGTCTTATCTCCGTGCTGTACTAGCATCAGGCGTTGCTTACGCACTCGCCAATGCAGCCAACTTTGACCCTCAGTTTGCTATCCTAATCGGAGCATTCGCTGGACCACTTGTTAAGTGGGCAGACAAGGCAGAAAAAGAATTCGGACGCGGTAGTAAGTAACAACTTACAACAAGAAACCCCCTTACCTTAGGTTATCCTAGGGCGAGGGGGTCTTTTGTCGTTTCTAAAGGTTAATCTTCATCTTCTTCATCTTCTAGACTCTCCCAGAGAGTATCCAAATCTCGTTTATTCTTGGCTGATTTGATAGCCGTTACCGCTAAATCAAACAGATAGAATGTGACATTTGCTAACAATACACCATAAAACACAGACCATAATGTTGACATAGTACTCCTTAGATATAGTAATTATATATTATATACATATAAGGCCGAAGGCCTTTATATATATTATATGTTCTTAAAGATAATTATACACACATCAATCTCTATCTGTCTAGTAGTTATCTCAACACAAACTACTGGACATCGTACCAAGTTGTAGTGTATACTCAAAATATGACAATCCAACTAGAAGAATATGACTTACCAGAGCATATATCATATTCCGCATTTACCACTTACGTGGACTGCGGATATCAATACTACCTAGGTAGACTACTCAATAAGCAAGAAGAGCCATCAGTGTGGTCTGTCGGAGGTTCCGCTTTCCACCTTGCCTGTGAATTATACGACAAGGAGAACCTATGAGTCAAGTACTTTGGGATAAGGCATGGGCAGAGTCTAAAGGTGACATTGACCTAACCAATGCCCGTGTCGGTGGTAGAGCCACCAAGGCTAACCCTAACAAGGAAGATGAAAAGTTCTGGCAGTCTACTGGTCCTATGTGGGTTGAGAACTATATCGCTTGGCGTAAGGCTAATCCTAACTGGAAGATTTGGACTACTCCTCAAGGTGAAGCAGCAGTAGAACTAGGGCTAACGCCCATCGTTGCTGGTGTACCAATCAAGATGTTTATCGATAGAGTCTTTGAGGTTAATGGTCAACTGGTTATTGTAGACCTTAAAACCTCACAGCAAGTACCAACTAGCACTCTCCAATTAGGCTTCTACAAACTGGGGCTTGAACAGACTTTCGGTGTGGAAGTTAATTGGGGTAACTACTACATGTCTCGCGGTAGCAATACCGTTGAGATGGTAGACCTGTCGGAATATACATACGACAAAATGGAGTACTTAGTCGAAGGCTTTGACAAAGCACGCAAGGCTGGTGTATTCTTACCTAACACTAATAACTGCCAGTATCGCTGTGGACTCACAGCACATTGTCAGTTCTCTACAAAGAAGGAAGATAAATGAGCGAAGAATGGAAGTTGCAGGTATCGTATAAGATTCCTGGCGACGCTATGATTAACGTTCGTGCCAATACCTCAGATGAACTGAGCGTATTGCTTGAAGGCATAGGTGACTATGCTACCCAGATTGCAGCAGTGCAGAAGTTGGTAACAGGTGCGTCGGTGGCAGCCCCTTTATCGATGCCGAGTTCCACTCCAAACATCGCGCCTCCGCCGTCATTCGTACCTCCCCAGGCAGCGGTAGCACCCGCTACGGCAGCGCCTACGACGGGTCCGACATGTCAGCACGGGCCACGCAAGTACAAGTCGGGAATCTCCAGCAAGACGGGAAATCCATACGCAATGTGGGTATGTCCGATGCCGCAGGGAGCCGACCAGTGCAAGCCAGTCAACTAGAACAAGAGCAGTTTCCATTTTAAGTAACTAGGGAAGGGGATACAATGCGCACACTCGTACGGTCTGTGGGACGAGCCTCTATTGGTGGCGAACCCCTACCTAGTTGCTTTAAGGCATTCGAAGCGAACAAGATTATCATTAGGCGTTCAGAAGTTTCTATGTTTGCTGGTGCTCCAGGAGCAGGTAAATCAACACTTGCCCTAGCACTAGCACTCAAGACTAATGTTCCAACCTTGTATATATCAGCAGATACTAACGCACACACAATGGCTATGCGCTTAGCATCTATGATTTCTGGCAAGAGCCAGAGCGATGTTGAACAGAAACTTAATACTGATGTTGGTTGGACTAAAGCAGTCCTCCAAAAAGGAAGCCACATAGTCTGGTCGTTCGAATCATCACCTACACTACAAGATATTGATGAAGAAGTACAAGCATTTGAAGAACTATGGGGTTGCCCACCAACCCTTATCGTATTAGATAACTTGATGGACGTAGCCACCGATGGTGGAGAAGAATTCGCATCTATGCGAGCAATTATGAAGGAGTTGAAGTACCTTGCGAGAGCAACTAACGCAGCGATTGTCGTACTACATCACACTTCGGAAGCAGTACCTGGAAATCCTTGTCAGCCGAGGTCGGCTATCCAAGGTAAGGTCTCTCAACTCCCTGCGCTCATATGTACGCTCGGAACTGTCGGCACATCTATGGGCGTGGCGTCTGTCAAGAATCGTTATGGAAGAGCAGATGCGAACGGAAGCCTCATGACTTGGTTAGCATTTAATCCAGAGTATATGTATATAGAAGATATTCCAGAGAACGCCTAATGAGAGTACAAATGACACAGGAAGAAGTGCGCGTTTGTACCATGCTTGCTACTGAGCGATGGTTAACTAAGTTCGGTTCTACCGACAGACCCAACTATGCTCAAGGTAAGGCAGACGGCAAATTAGAGCATGAGTTGTTATCTAATATTAGAGCAAACATTTGCGAATGGGCAGTTGCTAAGCAGTATAATGTGAGTTGGAACGTACCTTGGTATCCAAATGGTTATCATAACTCACGCAAGCAGATTGCTGATGTTCATACTAACTTTGAGGTGCGTTCTATTAGAACTCAAGACTCAATCCCATTCTGGGAAAAGGACAGGGCTAACTATGTATTCGGTGCCAAGGTTGTAGATGCTGAATATTACACAGAGGTAGACGTATATGGTTATATCGCAGCAGAACATTACATGAAAGACGAATGGTACGACTCATACATCAATGGTTGGCGTGTGCCTATCTCTGAATTCAAGGAGTAAGAGTGACTACTAGGAAAAGCCATAAGGCTAGAGGAGCAACATTTGAAACTGATATTCGTGACTGGTTTCGTAGTCGTGGTTATGATGCTGAGAGATTGGCTCGTGCGGGCGCAAAAGACGAGGGCGATGTTGCGGTTAGAGCAGACTTCCTTGGCAGCATTGGGGTTATCGAGTGTAAAGCCCCAGGAGCGGGCAACGCTATTGACCTCAGCGGTTGGACGAAAGAGGCTCAAACAGAAGCAGCGCATTATGCGGAAGCAAGAGGCAAGAAGCGTGACGAAGTAATGGCAGCAGTAGTTATTAAAGCCAGAGGCAAGTCTATTGATGATGCGTATCTAGTTATGAGGTTGGGCGATGTATTCGGATGATGATTTACCAGATATTGTAGCAGTACTAAAGCATTATGGCGCTAACATTACTCGCTCATCAGGGCAGGTAACTATCAAGTGCCCGTTCCACAATGATTCGCACGCAAGTGCTAGTTTTAATACAAGGGATAATCTGTTTAATTGTTTCGCTTGCGGAATGAATGGTAACAGTATCCAAATTATCGCAAAACAAGAGAGAGTTGATATACGTGAAGCAAAGTCTTTCGCAGAAGGAATTACTGGGGAGAGCCACAGCCAAGTACGCGGCAAGCATCTTTCAGGCGGAAGATTACCTGCTAAGTCGGGGAATAACAAGGGAAGTAGCGCGAGTGGCTCGATTAGGCGTCGTCGTTGACCCTGAGCCAGGCCATGAGCAGTACCAAGGTCGCTTAGCAATACCTTACATCACTAAAACTGGTGTAGTTGACCTAAGATTTCGTTCACTTAACCCAGCAGTGGAACCTAAGTATATGGGTATGGCTGGCGCTGAGACTAAGATGTACAACGTATTAGATATTGAAATTGCAGGTGATTGGATTGGGGTATGCGAAGGTGAACTTGATACCATTACTATGTCTAAGTGTGTTGGCATTCCTTGCGTTGGAGTTCCAGGCGCGAACTCATGGAAAAAGCATTACACACGACTACTTGCTGACTTTGAGCGAGTCTTTATCTTCTCAGATGGAGACCAGCCAGGAAAAGAATTTGCCAATAGTCTTGCCAAAGAACTGCCAGTTACAGTTGTATCCATGCCAGACGGGGAAGACGTCAACAGTTGTTTTGTCAAGTACGGAGCGGACTTTATTCGGGATAAGATGGGACTAACAATCGATGAATGATATACCTATTCCACCATGTAGAGATTGCGGTCAGCACTTTGATGATATCTTTGAGGCTACCGACCACTTAGTCGAGGCTGGTGGTGAAGAAGAGTTCGACCCTAAGTTAATCCTACCTAACGGATATACGCTTATGGTTGGTTCATTACTACGCTGTATCTATAGTTATATTGATAACCCTGATATGGTTAGTTCGATTGTTCAATCAACATACGCAACACTATACGCAGCAGAAACAAGTCCAGGAAGTATGAAAACTATCATAGAAGATATGGTAGTACGTGAACAAATGTCAGACTTTGATAAGGCTCTGGCTGAATTACTAGAAAACGAAACCGATGATAACGAAGATGGAGCGTGAAGAAATATGGCAGATTATAAATCACTTGGTGGACCAAGGATTAAAGGTGAACAGTTTTCAAATAGAGAATCGCCAGTTGCTTATAAATCTAAGCGTCCCTCTCTTGAATTCGCAGACGAAGTAAGGATTGTATACGATGAACTTATGTCGCTGCTGCTTTCCAAGCATCGCGACTACGGCCCACGCAACATCGCAGATGCGCCGGGCGGGGCTATCAATGGCTTGCGTGTACGGATGCACGATAAGTTAGCACGTATCAACAACCTAGTTGATTCAAAGAATGAGCCTGAGCACGAAAGTCTTGAGGATTCATTCAAAGATATGGCGAACTACGCCATCATCGGTATGTTACTACTAAGAGATAAGTGGGATAAGTAATGAAAATCTTCGGACCATACAAAGGGAGTAAGCAAAATGGTGGACGACCAATCTACGTTTTTAAGCGCAAGCGAAAAGACGGAACTGTTGAAACTACTTCAAGTAATAAGGCAAGGGTTGATTACGAGAAGGCGACAGGAAAATCCTTACCGCGTAGCACCGACGTTGACCATAAAGATAACGGTGGTAGAGCAGGACGAGACGGACACAGCAATTTGCAAGCAATGTCTCACTCTAAAAACGTCGCAAAAGAAAACAAGCGAAGGGCTACGACCAGTAAAGCAAGTCCTAAAAAAACTATTAAGAAAGCGGTAAAAAAGAAGCCATGAAAACAATAGTCTGTGTGTCTGATTTACAGATACCATATCATGACAAGCGAGCCGTAGATAACCTAGCGAAGTTCATCAAGGCGTATAAGCCAACCGAAGTTGTATCAGTTGGTGATGAAATGGACATGCAGACTATTTCTAAGTGGGCTAAGGGCACACCTCTAGAGTATGAGCGTTCTATCGGTCGTGACCGAGATGAAACTACACGTGTGCTTGAGGCACTCAAGGTCAAGCACATCATTCGTTCTAATCACACTGACCGACTATATAATACAGTGATGATGCGTGCCCCTGGCTTGCTAGGGCTACCTGAGTTGGAACTGCCAGAGTTCTTGCGCCTACCTGAAATCGGCGCTACATACCACACTAAGCCTTATGAATTGGCACCTAATTGGTTGCTGATGCACGGCGATGAAGGCTCTATGAACAGCGTTGGTGGGCTTACAGCCCTAGGTTTAGCCAAGCGTACAGGCAAGTCTGTAGTCTGCGGTCACACGCACCGCATGGGCTTGGCACATCATACTCAAGCATATGGAACCTCAACGCCTCAGACAGTATGGGGCATGGAAGTTGGCAACCTTATGAAATATAAGGAAGCAAAGTATATCAAGGGTGGTCTATTCACATGGCAACAGGGCTTCGGTATGCTATACGTTGATGGTCGCACTGTGGTGCCAGTCACTATTCCTATCCAAAAGGATGGGTCATTTATTGTAGAAGGAAAGCGTTGGGGATGATGGACTGGAATCGTATTGAGCCTTGGGACTACATAGTTGTAAGCGTAGCCGCTGAGTACCATAAAAAGTATAGCATGGTCGAGTTGGATGATATTAAGCAATCACTATACAAGTGGTTCGTTGAGCATCCTAATAAGTTAAATGAGTGGGAAGCAATAGGTCATAAGGACGCTAAGAATTTGCTATACCGCTCACTGCGCAATGAAGCGCTGGACTATTGCCAGAAGTGGAAGGCTCGTGTAGGTGGATACGAAGTGTCAGACTTATTCTATTATGAAGCAGATATAGTCGAGGCTATGTTACCCTCAATCCTTCGTGATGAAATGACAGTGTTGCCAGTATTAAACCTTGGTAAAACAGGAAAACCACCAGCACCATCAGAAGGTGGTAACTTGATGGCGATGATGGTTGAAATCAACTCAGCGTACTCAAAGTTAAGCATTGAGGATAGGACAATACTCTTCTATAAGTACGCTGAGTCCCTTGATTTCGGTGCTATTGCTGCTGAGATGAAACTACCTAGCGAAGATGCGGCGCGTATGCGCCATAACCGCGCTATTCGTAAGTTAATAACCCGTATCGGTGGATTCCGACCTTGGTTAGATAAAGATGTTGCTGAGAAAACTGCCGAAGAGCCAGACGAAATTGTAAGCGCCGACGATTACTCCAAAGAGGATAAAGGGCGAGGCTATGACGAAGAGAACACTGAATAACTTTATGTTCTCTCCTCCCATTCGTTGGGGTCAGACCAGTTCTCATACCCATCTACGGCTGCTATCTCTTCTTCTTTACTATCGTCCCAATCCGTGAGCAACTCCATCTTACTCTTTAAGTCTAACTCGGATAGGTTTTTAGTGATGTTATCAATCAGTGCTTGGCGCTCAAGCGCCTCTTCTTTACTGTACTCCATTTAGCCTCCTGTGCTATAGAAACCCGTGCCATTAAACTTAACTGCTGGTGCTGTATATACACGTTCCATAGGCGCACCACACCTACACGTTGGTCGTTCATGGTCAAAGGGTAGTGACAGTTCTACAACTACACCTTCTCCTGGGCATTCGTAATCATACGTTGGCATGTCGCCTCCAAGTTTGTGTCGGGCGATACTGACACGCTTCCCGTCGCATCAGTACCACCCTTTACGTTGGTGGAATTTCCATGCCATACAAGGTGTCCCATACCTATGTATGATATATTCCAACCCTCTGTCTATCTGTTCAGTTGGGTGAGTCCCACGCTCAAGCCCCAGTATTTGGGGTATTCCATAAGCATTACGACCCATGACTTTCTGACGATTGTACGCATTGGCTCTCCAATTAGACTCGCGTGTCCACAGTTTCTCCAAACAGGCGTACTGGCGTTTTTGCTCAGCATAGAGTTGTACTCTAGCGTATGACTTGCTATCCGCTACTGTCCATTCCCTCTGAACAGGCGCGGAAACCTTAGGTTGGTGTAGTACTACCAACAGCCCAGCGACTAGCCCTACTGCTATGATTCGCTTCATTCATTACCTCTCCAGCCAAGGTGACAGGCGATTATATAAATCTATCGCAGATGTTTCAGGTGCCCAGTTGGGCAAACCTTCTCGCTTAATCCCTGACTCAAGTAATCTTTCTCCTGCTAATACGCCACCCCATATGCCATAGGCACGGTTCTCGGGCTTATCACCTTCTAAGTTACATTCTATCATAGAAGGGCAGGATTTACAAAGGCTAATAGCCTC